CTTCAAGGCAAAGCTACAACCTTTGGTGACCTCAGAGATTTTTCGAGAACATGTTCACAACTTGTCTCTCTCTGAAGCTTTGAATGGTGTGCCTGGTGTCAAAGGGTATGATCCGTTGAACCCTAAAACATCAATTGGATGGCCTCTTAATGGACCTAAGTATCGATTTTTCGAAGAAGGGGGAGAGGCACTGGAGAATGGCATCAATACCCACAGGTTTGTGACAAAACGAATCAACGACAATGGAGATTTGGAGCTGATCTATGAACTGCGCTTTGATAAAGAGAAGTTCGATTTTGAGGGTAACCTGGAGGAATTTTTGGAAAGATGCGTGCAAGGAAAACGCTCCTATACTGTATTTCGAGCCAATTTGAAAGACGAAGCTATCACATTTGCGAAGGCTGAGGCTAAACGTATTCGCACGTTTGCAGGCGCTAATGCTGTGCTTGTTGTATCTGCACGGATGTTGACCTCTACGCTTATTCAAATGATGATGACCTATCCTACAATGTTTGAGACAGCAGTTGGAGTTGATGCCGTCGGGAAGGATTGGGGATTCTTCCGTGAGTACCTAACACAATTTGGTGAAGATCGTGTTGGTGAAACGGACATGCCCAAATTCGACCTGTTAGCACAAAGCCCTGCAGGATTGAAGAAAGCCTGGGATTTGGTTGATTGGTGCCTAGCACACACGGATAGAAATGTTGAGTCTGAGAAAGCTTTGCATGCCATAGCAACTGAATGCGTTTACCCTGTATATGAGATTGATGGCTTGCTTGTTGAATTTCTAAACTCAGGACCTTCGGGTCATGGCATGACGGTGATTATCAATGGCTTGTTGGTTTCTCTCTTGTACAGATATGCCTACTACCAGATGCACGGTGTCACTGAGCTTGGGAAAATTCCTCTCTTCCACAAACAAGTGGCTCTGTTGACATTCGGCGACGATGCTGGATTCAATGTGAACAGAGAGGAGCCAAAGTTCAACCAAATTACCATGGCAGAAGCATTGGAGACTGCAGATGTTGCCATTACTGACGCTCAGAAATTGTTTCCAACAAACCGTTTCACACACATTGACAAAATGACCTTCCTCAAGAGGGGCTTCAGGTTTCATTCTGCGTTGAACGGCTATGTGGGACCTTTGGTGAAGGATTCCATCTTTAAGTCCCTTGCGTTGACCACTAGGCCGAGGAGGAACCGCCCGGAGTCTGTTGCACAAATTTGTGCTGGAAATCTGGCTGGGGCCCTGACGGAGTTGTTTTACCATGGTGAAGAAGAGTATGATCACTACAAGCCGCTTTTTCAAAAGATTGCGGATCAGTGTATCGATTCTGAAGGCCATAGGGTGAAGGATTTTTACTGCCCGCCTACTAAGGAAGAGATAGTGGAACGATACAACTCTACAACGTGTCGCTTTCCCGAAGCATTGGAGATGTTGGAGCTGCAGTCCGGGCAATTTATTGAGGACTACCGTGAAGTCTTCATGGTTGAGCTGAGTCTAGAGCTCCAATATCGGGCCTTCAAGCAGAGTGGCCGAAGCGTGTTAATCGATCGTTTGAAAAATTTGTTCAGTGCTGAGGCCGTTGCTTTGACATCTAACGAGCGTTGGATACCACGACTGTGTAGTGTTCAGCGACAGACCGAATTGCTGCAAATGTTCCCTGAAGACGTTGCCAGACACATTAATGGTTATCTCACACCAGTTTTCGGCATACGTGTGTATGGGAACAATGATCGGCCACTGGGGTATTGTCAGGATAATGCTCAATCGATGGATGTATACATGAATGAGCTTCTGTCTTTGGAGCGCCCCCGGTTTGCAGTGGATGAAGTCGCGGGTGAACTGAAGCAGATTGATTTGGACTACCGGATGAATGCCTACCAATGGTGGTTTGACTCGCACACGCAAAGACCCCCTCCACAGTGGTACACGACCTTTGTCCGGCTTATGGTCAAA